CCTTAGATACACTATTATCTGTTGGTGGATCGCCTTGTACAGATGTGTTGTTTGATCCGGGGACAGTTGAGGTCGGCGGTGCAGTAGTTGCATTATTACCTACTCCGCTCGACCCCTCATATGTCTTATCTGCTTCTGTAATAATAGGCTTGTACCCCGAAACTTTAGCCGTATTAAAATTCTCGTGCTCTGGACACGGCTCATATGTCGGGAATCTAGAAACTGTAGTTTGCAATGATTCTGATTTTCTCTTAAACTTAGAATCTGGATCTAACCATGTTGCAAGAATATTAATCTTATCATTGTTCGGTTTAACTTCTGCAGGGCGCGCCGCTGGCGCCGACATAGCAGCTTCTGCCGCCGGGGGATTGGGCTCGGTTGCAGGTGTTGGTGGAATTGGCGGAATAACATTAGGGGGATTAATATGATTGCCACTGTTTGAATTTGCAACATTAAATGACGAAATGCCATTCACATTCAGATCCCCGTCTACATTTAGACTTCCTAAAAATGTGGCAGATGAAGAACCGCCCGATCCTCCGCCCAGTGATCCGCTAAGTGATAAATTACCTGTGACATCTAGCATTCCAGATATTTGTGTATCTGAGGTAATACCAAAATGTGTCGACATAGCTAATATATCGCTGCCCGCAACTATATCGATTGTACCAGCTGCTTTAAGACTCATATCTGCATTTGAGCAAATAATAACACCTTCGGAACCAACCACCGAAATTAGCCCATTCGAACCTACGCGGATATTACCGGTGGCAGCAATGTCAACTGTTGCATCAGTGGTCACCATAACACCTTGCTTCGAATTGAAATTCTGTCCCCCGTTTTGGGTAGTGACTTGTAAAGAATTCCCGATATTGATATTCATATCGTTTTCGATAACGGTTAGAAATGCGCCCTTCTGCGTTGTGCTCTGCCAGTTATTAAGGGCTTGCATAACGATATTACCACCTTGCCCATTGCCTTCACCCTTATAATTCCAGACAGGGATTGTTTTTTTCTGTGGCAAGTTATTCACATCATATGTAAATGTGGTTGTGCCTTCGGTGGTATCTTTTGCGGCCTTTATAAAAATATTCTGGCCGGCTTCAATATTTACATTTCTATCAGCGCGAATATTTAGGTCTCTTTGGGCACGCATCGAAATATCGCGCGCGCCGAAGATATCAACGTTGCCGTCTTTATCCATTTGCACCCATGCTGTGCCATCTCTATTAATTAGATATACAAAACCATTTGTTTCATCAATTCTAATCTGCGCACCAGTTTTAGTTGTCAATTGAACATATTCTGAACCGGTCTCGTCGTCCATAATAAATGACGAACCACCTTTACGCCTAATATTAGCTGGAGAAACGTTATCATCAATGACAGGCCCGGGCGTAATAATACCAAAAACACGGCTCGGCGATTCTCTTCTTGCACTAGTAGATGTGACGCCGCGACCTTGGTCGGTGATTAATCCCTGATTACCAATTCCCTTAAATTTTGTTGCTTCGTAGGGTTTAAAGGCCCTATCTGGCTGAGTTACCTTAGTATCCCATTTATTATACTCAGCAGCAGGAACTAATTTACCAGGATATTGCCATGTTTTAGAATCGGCAGCCATTCCCGGAATCATATTGTTAGTAAATTGATTATACAAGCAACCAATCCAGAAGCCTCTTGCTGCATCGCCGTTTGCAAACATAACAAGAACCTGATTATTAATATCCGGGGGAATCATCCACATCCCATAAGATGTTTGTGTTCCTTCAAATGTTTGCAAATTAGCCTTACTAATTGTGTCTACATTTGTTGCTCCTGCAAATGGGGAACAATAGCTAACAACCATCCAACTCTGTTCTTCATCTGGTGCTGAACCTAGTTCGGGAATCCATACACGCAGACGACCATTGCGCTGAACATCGGATGCATCTTTAATCCATCCGACAAAAACTCCCGTGAGAAGTGGCATTCTACCGAGAGGCCTTTGCATCTCGTTTGATAGCGGTGTGGTTGAGCGTGTATTTGTATCAATGTATGGCATTCTTTATCCGCCGATGAATCGTGGTGGTAATCCTGCAAGTATATTAGGAATCTGAGTCGGTATATTAGATCCTAAGCTAACACCCTTAGGTATTGTGCCCAATCTAGCTGTCACACCCCCAAGAAGACTAAATTGTGATTGCGCCCCGGGGATATCAACCTTTCCTAAAATTTTCTGTCCTTTAATATTTTCTAAAGACAATGTTGAGTTTGCCACCAGGGAATCAGGGGATGCAGGGATATCTTTGGTTTTATTATTAGTTTCAATCTCTTTTATAAAGTTTAGAATGTTAATATTATAATCCATTAGACAATGGAGCTCTTGTTGGAATTTACCTGACACGAATCTATTAGTAATACTTACCACCTTAAAAACGCCACTGAATGTTTCAACATCCGTCAGCGCATTTGTATCATCGGGTAATGTGCTGTCAATATCAAAAACTCGTGGGGTTCTAAATCTAACAATTATAAAATTATCTGTACCTGTAATGTTTACTGCATCTCTTAATTGGAAATGAGCTTGCTTGATCCAGGCAAACGCTTCTTCATCGGGCTTTAGTGAATTATACAGTCTTGCTTTGTCGTTAATTGTGGGCTGAGGGAACAGCCAAAACGGATCACCTTTAATACTTAAGACGATTTTTGCAAATGATACATCTTGCGTGCTATGCATAGCAACCGAAAAAATACTCGATAGTTTTTGAATTCCGGAGTTACTACTTGATTCAACACCCATACCAATCTGTCTTTGTTGCATACTATCAATTCGTGCAACTGGTCGAAGTTTTCCTTTAATTCCCTTAACATAATCCGCATAGGCCTGCTTTGCATTGATGCCGCCCGGATTCACATCTGAGATGAATCGTAGATTCTGATCTGTTGTCTTATCTTTGATTGGGGTTGCAATACTCTGCGCCCTTAGTTTCTCTTGTGCAAGAGATCCATTTTGGTCGATGCCACCAACCGCTTGCACCGATTTTGCAAAATTTGTCCAACTTTCCGGCTTTGAGGTTGCAAGTAGTTTAGTATATCTCTCTGCTGCCCCTGGTGGTAATATTGCAGAATTAATTGCTGTTTGTGCTTCATTGAGTGCTGCTTTACTCTCAGCTGACCCCGAATCATTACTATGTTGAAATGCAATTGCTCGTTGAATCTTTTCAGTAACCGATGCCTCGTCACTTGCATGATTGTGATTTACAACACCCTTATCTGTCATGGCTGCATTATAATAGATTCCGCCCATACGTGCTGTGGCTGACGCAAATGCATTATTAATACGAATATCAAAGTTAATAATTTGATCATTAAGTCCGGTAAAGATATAATTGTATTTTTTCTTTAGAATAGATTTCTTTATATACGTCTCTAATCTCTTTCTTTCAGCTTCGATAGTTTTGTCACCGGCGGCATCCTGGAAAGTGTCTGAATCTAAAACTCCAATGTCATACTGCACAACAAAAATTGTAAATTCTCGTGCATAATTATTTTGTCTCGGGTCAAATTTTAACGGGCGTGATTCAGTAATAATTCTCCAGAACTTCTTCATCTGGCTTACTTCTTCATTCATTGGTTTGCCATTTGCGCTGGGCGTATTAGAATTTTTAATTAATTCCTGATACTCTGGTGTCTGGGCTAAGAGAGTATCGATAATTTTGTCGACAGATGTTGCCGATACAAACGTAGCATTCTTCCCCTCAAATTTAACCGTATCGTCATTTCTTCTAGAGTCGGTGTTGTGATCTGACGGGGTAATTCTATATTTGGCAATTATTGGATCAACTTTAATTTGATATGTATCTGGTATGCTTGCATTATCAATTAATCTATAGATTTGATCTTGATTTAACTTTTCTTGCAATTTCTTCATAGCATCATCAATATTCGAAAGATTATCTAGTACCGTTGTATGTTGCAATGTGAAATAAGCGTTACTTTGCGCAAGTTCGTTGTAGATAATTGCGGAAATTTCATATTTCGTGCCAACCATTGTGACATTGGCTTTCATATCATTAAGCTTCAACGCCCATAACCATCGAAGATTTCCAATGACACCGGGCGTACCAGTATCCGCAGACGAATTTACAGGATCCCTGCCCTTAAATTGCAATTGTAGATAGAATGGCATAACATTCCAATTACCGATTCCGAGTGCCAAAGATTCATAGAAAATTTTATCAATCAGACCGGCGCCGGCGGGTTCCGTAATATCAAATTTTACAGTTGTAGAAGTACCGGTGCCGCTATCAACTGATGGTGTTGTAAGACTTTCAATAACAACATTGTCGATTGTTAAATCCGAAACTCCGGATTCAGCAATAATAATTTGTTTATCTTGGTTAAGCACATCGCCCGTACTTGACGCATCAGGCGTCACAATGAATAGTTTCCAATGATAAGTTACCACATCGTAGTTATCAAGGACATTTGGTATAAATGCCTCGTTGAGTTTAATCGGCCCGATATCGATGTCTTTCGGGGAGACAATTATGTTATTCCCTTCATGTGAATAATTATTATCGGATCGTGAAAACGCCGATGCGGCCTGCACCGGTGCCGTTGGTACAGTTTGTGTTGATACATGTGGTTTTGGTGGTGATATCTTGCCACCGCTTCCGTGTAATCTGCTGTTAAAAGGATTTGCCATTTATTGTTTTAAAATATTTGCAGGCACAAAAATTTCTAAACCTGCTACAAAGTCGTTAATGGGATCGACGATAAGGTTTGGATTCCTAATACAGAATACCCACCATAGTCGTGGAGTTCCATATTCTTGGTTACTTAATAAGTCGGGACGTTGATCAAATTCTGGTGGAATAATAATAATCTTGTCAAAGTCACTACTAGGCACCTCCCGCGGAACCCATAGATCCAAATACCAATTCTTAATCGGCGTTAATTTATACTGGCTAGAATCTTTACTGTCATGCGCCATTAGATATATCCATTGTTAAATAGTTTGCCTGATCTAAAATCATCAAGATTGAATTCATTTCTAAGCTGAATAGGTACATACTGAGTTTCGAGCTCTAACGTCACAGTCATATGCGTTGGTACCCAAGTCCAGCCGCCAGAGTTAGTGGCTGGTAAGCTTACGCCCATATTCGCTGAATATTTTAAATTGTTAGTTGTATTAACCGCAACATAGTCGATATTTGCTTCATAGCTATAATCGAAATATTTTACAACCACAGGCACGTTGTTGAATTGATATTGTCCGAGGTAATTAAACACTAGAGTCGGGGGCGGCGTGCCCGCTTTATTGTACGGAGATACACCAAAATATGATTTCGTAACGGACCTAAAGAAATGAATGACTGATAATAAATATAAAGCTTCATCGTTTGTCTGTGCAGTGAATTCTGCTGTGATACTGATAGGCTTTGGATAAGACCTAACGTATGCATTGTAATTATAGTTCGAATGAATGAATGGAGTGTTATCATACTCAGTTACTGAACCGGTAGAAATTGTAGGAGTATAGGGAAATAGGACACCACCGGTTTGATACAGTGGAAACAAGATATTAGATTTGTCCCTTGGACCAAGAATAGACAAAGACTCAGTCCTGCCAGACTTCGGTTGTAAACGTGCTCTCTGATCTTGTTGCTGCATTTAGAAATTCTCCTATCTGCTTATTTATCAAGGTCATAAACTGGTACTTTTATTCCGATACCCTTGACGAAATGCATTGTGTGTGCTACACTCTGCGAAACCCTAATAGGAGAAGACATTAATGTCCCTAAACCCAGACGAAGAAATCCTCATCGAGGATGAAGACGGAAACGACGCACCTGAAATAATTGATATTATTGAGCCTGTTAAGAAGATTAATTATCTTAACAATAAGGACATGCTTAAAGAAATTCATCGCAGTAAAAATTCCTTCTGCGAATACATTGATCCAAAGTATAGTGACTACGACGTCATCGTAGAAAATCTACAAGAAATCTTCTTACCGGAAGTTCAGGAAAAGGGCAAAATGGCGCGCGCTGCTCGAATTGCTGTTGCAGGATATGAAGCTGCATTAGTTGCAAACCCAAACGCATCAAAGGCGGACAAACCCAAGTTGTCAGAATTTAAGATTAAGCCAGATACAATTTTAGTAGATGATTTAGTATTTCGGGTTCTTACATTTGATCATATTCCATTGATGCCGGGTCGTAAGAAGAACCCGAAGAGCGAAGCAGACAAATACATCAAGTTAAATTTTCATCCATTTAAACACTACATCATTGATCCGATTAATGGAAAAGAAAAAGAAGTTGGGCGGTCGCATTCAAAAGCTGGCAAATTTAATTTAGAGCGTGGCTCGATTACAAACAAGCTTGCAAAGATGTTTATCCTAATGGTGAATAAATACGGTCAGCGTGGTAACTGGCGTTCCTATACCTATCTCGATGAAATGAAAGGTCAATCTTTATTGCAGCTTTCACAGATGGGTTTACAGTTCGACGAGATGAAGAGTGATAATCCATTCTCATATTATACTCAATCTTTACAGAATAGTTTTACCCGTGTTCTTAACTTAGAAAAGAAAAATCAAGATCTCCGAGACGATTTACTAGTCGACAGTGGTGCAAGTCCGAGTTTCTCTCGCCAATTAGCGGTCGAAGAAGAAATCCGTAGATTACGAGAAGATGCACAGGATTCTGCAAAAGATGAACATTAATTTATTCGAGAAGGATGGTCTGCGAATATTAAAGCAAATTTGACTTTTCACTAATTTTTCGTTAAAGTTCAGGCTATTCGTGAAGGAATAGTCATGTTGGGAATAGAAAATAAGATAACAAAAATATTAAAAGAAGAACTTAAATTTCCGAGTTCGGAAGATATTCAACAAAGAGGAATAGCTGATAAGATAGAAAGTGCCTGCAATAAAATAATTATTAAGAACTTCGACAATGTTTCTCCAGCAACCTCTCGAAAGTCTATCGAGGATATAAGCATAGGAGATATCTATGTAGATCATAAGAGTAGTGATGTTGCGTTAGAGTTTAAGATGCCTAACATGATCAGCATCGATCGTTTGAAAAATCTAACAAATAGCCTGATATATAATTTTGTCATATACGATAGCAATAAGAGAGAAATTATAGATACATTTGCCATTAATGTGTATGAATTAAACTGGGAACATCTATCGATTCAAAATATAGGTAAAGGACAACTGCAGATTAAAAATATGAATAAATTCCTAGAATCGCCTAGAACTCAGCTAACGAAATCTGAATGGTTGAGAAGACTTTCTGAAGAGACTATTAAATTTTATGAAAAATTAATTAAAAAGACTGAGAAAAATATATTAGAATGGAAAAAATTTAATGATACCTTATGAAGCCAATATGCCACAATCTTATCAGATTTATAATAAAGATTGCCTAGAATCCAATGATCATATCACTAAGGGTAGTGTGGATTTATTTTTTGTTGATCCTCCTTATTTCACAACTGATATCGAATGGGATAAGCAATGGAAAAATAAAGAAGAATATTATACATGGTGTAAAAAATGGATTAGGAATATGTTCGACCAATTAAAATCTACCGGCTCTGCATATGTATGCTGCCAGTGGTTGCATAGTGGCGAATATCAAAAAATGCTAGAAGAAGCAGGATTTAATATATTAAATAGAATAACATGGAAAAGAGACAAAGGTCGCGGAAGTAATATCAATTGGAAACAAATGCACGAAGATATCTGGTATGTCTCAAAAACCAAAAAATACAAATTTAATATAGATCAAGTAAAAATTCTTAAAAAAGTAATCGCCCCATATAAAGATGAAAATGGCGAT